CTAAAACTTTGAAAAAGTCCGCTATGGAAAATATTTGAAACGGGGAAAATGGTAAATGCCACCTAAAATTAACTTTGAATCGATAATAGGTGGGCGAAGTCACCGTTCTAAACAAGAACTGAAAGATCGAGCAGATACCGAGATTGAACTCGGTGGGGCTGAACTTGTTTTGCCGGCGCACGTGAGAAAGAATCGCGTTGCTCTGAAAAAGTGGAAAGAATTGGTCAAGCTCTATAAATCACAGAAAATTGAACTGGTTACTTCTGCAGATAGTGATATCGTTGCTCAGTTTTGTATTTGCCACTCCGAACTTTGTACGCTCACTTCTCTTCAGGATGATATGTCGAAGGTTCACAAATCAAATGGGACTTCTGTTTTGGATATTATTGATGATATGAACAAAGTTGATAATATGATTAATAAAAAACGTGAAGCTCATTCGAAACTGGCAACGAAACTTCTTCTTGATCCTGTTTCTCGCATTCGTGCTATTCCTTTGAAGCAACCGGAAAAGAAAAAATCTTCTGTACTTGACGTATTTGATATAACTGGATGAGTGCATACTTAAAAGAGATGATCAAATACTCTGAAGATGTTTTATCCGGTGAAGTGGTGGCGTGCCGAAAACATAAACAGGCGTGTCAACGTTTTCTGAATGATCTTGAACGGTCCGAAAAAGAGCATGACGATTTCCCGTATGAGTTTGATGATAAATACGCGGTTCTGTTTGAAAAATGGTGTCGAATTTTCAGCCATACCAAAGGGATTCTTTCAAAACAACCGATTGAACTGGCTCCTATTACTCATTTCATTATGGGTAATCTTTTGGGGTGGGTTCATAAAGATACGGGATATCGAAGATTCAAAAACTCATACTGGCAAGTGGGCCGGAAAAATGCGAAAACTCAAATTCACGCGCTTCTGGCGTTGTTTTTCCTCTTTGTTCTTTCAGGAGATGAACAGCCGGAAATATTCGCGGCTGCTACAAAATCAGAACAAGCGAAGCTCACGTACAATGAAGCGGTGACAATGCTCACCAGATGTGAACATCTTGTTGAGGGTGAACACTATGAAATAAAATACGGGAAAATCATATGCCTTTCAAATGCGGGATTCTTTCGGCCTCTTTCGCGGGAAGATAACAAAAGCGGTGATGGTTTAAACCCGCTTTTGGGATTGATTGACGAATATCACCAGGCGAAGACATCGGAGATCGTGGACGCGCTCGCAGAAGGTATGGGAGCCCGTGCGGAACCGCTGGTGAGTATTATTACCACTGCAGGAAAAGAACTGGCGTATCCTTGTTATCGTGTTGAATATCGTTTAATATCTCAGATACTTGATCCTGATAACCCAATCAATATCGATACCTATTTTGTGATGGTGAATGAACTTGATTGTAATAACACGCCGGACACCATTGAGGTTGACGGGCGTAAAATTGCACCAGGTGATCCGATCGATGACATTGAAGATCCGAAAGTGTGGGAGAAATCAAACCCAATTCGAGCGACATACCAGGTCGGTATTGATGATATTAAGGCAAAATTAGAACTGGCGCTGGCATCACCTGAGAAAATGATCACGTTCTTGATAAAGTACATGAACGTTTGGGTGAACAAGACTGAACACGGGTATATGGATTTGGCGAAGTGGGCCGCTTGTGGGTATGATGGTGATTTTATCAAGCTCATTGCCGAAAAGACATCTGGTGTCACGTGGGTGGGAATGGATTTATCAGTGCGGGAAGATCTCACATCGATTGATTTTGAATTCGTTGGTGACGATGAGAAGTATTATATCATTTCTCACTCGTTTACCCCTGAAGATACCTTTGCTGCAAAGATCAAGAAAGATAACGTTCCCTATGATCTGTGGGCCAAACAGGGATATATAACTGTAACGCCCGGCGCGGTGGTTGATTTCCGGTATGTGAAAGAGTATGTTCAACGAACCGCGCGTGAAAATGGGTGGAATATCGAAGAGGTGTGTATTGATCCGTATGCTGCTACTCAGTTGGCCGGTGAACTGCTGGACGATGGTATTGAAGTTGTGGAAGTTCTTCAGAGAATCACCACTCTTGATGCACCTACTAAAGATTTGCGGTATATGGTGTATGATGGTCGCGTGGTGCACGATAATAACCCCGTTTTGACGTGGGCTATGGGTAACGCGGTGACGAAGCAGGACCACAACGAAAACATTATTTTGAATAAAGATAAATCGATACAGCGAATTGATCCCGTGGCTGCAGTAGTGAATTCACATTTTCGCGCGATGAATATTGAGAAAAAACCACAAAACAGAGTAATGTTTCTTTAAATTTTAGAAAGAGAGAACTATGAAGCCGATTATATGGAAGTTATTATTTTTGTTATTACTCGTTTTTATCTATTGGGATTTAGAAGGGTTTGGAACAATCGGAACCTTCAAGGTCGAATTTCACAACGACTCTTTTTATACCACGTTTACAGTGATTCAGTTTCAAAATTCAATATCGCAATGACCTAATGATTTGCGAGCCGCTGGGGGGAAAGAATGTCACGTTCAATCTCCCCAGTTTTTTTACTGTAAAACTATTTTCTACATAATGAAGAAAAAACATTGCATACAGAATCTACATTATGTATATTATTGTCAAGCGAGGGGGAAATGGTTCTCCCCGAATGAAAAGAGATAAAGATGAGAAAATTTGAAGCGAACAAAACATACGAAGAATCTTCAAACTTCGGTACAGCCAAAATTGAATGTGTAAAAGTAACAGCTAAAACAGCAACTTTCAAAACTGTTTACGGTGAGAAAAGAATGAAAATAAACCGTGACACTCACCAAGATCACGAAACAGTATATACAAACTGGTCAACAATGATAACAGCATAACACAAAGGGAGCCCTTCGGGGCTTCCTGTTCTACATAATTGAAAATAACTAGTGAAATAAATTTTATATAACAGAGAAGAGATAAAATGGAATACCAACAAACCGAGCTATTTAATGAAGAGACTACGACAAAAAAAGATGTTCTTGAAAAAAAAATTGTTAAAAAAGTAAAATGCGAATTAAATCATGACCACTTCCAAAATTTCAAGCGTTATGGAATACCAAAAGCTCAACTTGTGATAGCCGATATACCTTACAATTTAGGGAACAACGCTTACGGTTCATCAACTGAATGGTATAAGGGCGGCGAAAACAAAAACGGAGAAAGTGATAAGGCTGGGAAATCATTTTTTAAAACAGACGAAAACTTCAATTTAGCAGAGTACATGCACTTTTGTAGTAAGTTATTACGAAAAGAACCAAAAGAGCGGGGAAAAGCACCTGCGATGATTGTTTTTTGTGCCTTTCAACAGATGCAAATGGTTATTGAATATGGAGAAAAACACGGATTCAAAAACAACTATCCATTAATTTTTATCAAGAAATCATCATCACAAGTTTTAAAAGCGAATATGAAAATCGTTGGAGCTACTGAATACGCTGTTGTTTTGTACAGAGATAAACTTCCAAAATTCAATAATGGCCGTCAATATGGAGAAGATGGCAAAGTCATAAGGGGTTCAGGTAAGATGGTCAAAAACTGGTTCGAGTGGAAAAAAGACAGTAAGAAAGACTATCCAAAGTGCCACCCAACGCAAAAGCCTGTAAACCTTTTAAAAGAGCTTATTGAAGTTTTTACAGATGAGGGCGATGTTGTTATTGATCCGTGCGCCGGAAGTGGATCTTCTTTAAAAGCAGCTTATGAAATAGGCCGTCATAGCTTTGGCTTTGAAATAGAGAAAAAATTCTATAAGGAATCAAAAGAAAACATGCTCGGTTCAATATTAACGAATTAATCTACATAATGAAGAAAAAACATTGCATACAGAATCTACATTATGTATATTATTGTCAAGCGAGGGGGAAATGATTCTCCCCGAAAAGAAAAGAGTTTGTTATGATTATATTTAATACTTCTTACCTCGAAACAGAACCAGCACCTTTCGCAGAACTTCAAGCGCTTTGCTTGACTGCTTCAAACCTTAATTACAGACGTTTGCACTGTGATTATTCATCTGTTGAGCCTTGCAGAGCTGGTATTGTAGAGTTTCAACGGTGTATCGACGTTGATGGAACTTCAACATTTGCACAGACTGTTGAACTTTTGTCAACTATCAGCTATGAAAAATTCCTTGAATTACAGCTTAATGCTATGATGGAGAGCTTTGGAGCATAGGGGAATGAGCCCTTCGGGGCTTCTTTTTCTACATAATGAAGAAAAAACATTGCATACAGAATCTACATTATGTATATTATTGTCAAGCGAGGGGGAAATGGTTCTCCCCGAATGAAAAGAGAAACACAATGGCTAAAGTAAAAACAGTATTAAACAAACTCAAAAAAATGAATATCGAACTCACATCAAAGCACGGCGGAACAGTTCAATCGTTCACCGCTGGATCTTATGAGTTTTCTGTTCACGGTCGTGAAGATGAAGATGCTCTTTTTGATCAACGCCTCAATGGTGATTCTGTTCTTTACCGTAACCCAACTATGACTATCTTTATAAACTATGTAGAAGAGGCTCAAAATGAGTAGAAAGACGAAGTTCGAGGAGCCTTTCGAGGCTCCTTCACCGGAAGAGATTTTAAACGTAGTTAATTATCTTGGGGGGAAACCTACCGCCGCGAAGATTTGCCGAAAGAATTGGAACACTATCGATCGATGGTGTAAAGGATCGGTTAAAATTGATTATGCTAATTGGAAATTGATTAGTGAAAGTAACGCTTCTTGAACCTCGATTTTTGGGATTTTCGGGATGTTCAGGATTAAAAAATTAAATTTAGGGGAAATGATGAGTGAAAAATTGACAAATAACGAAGCTCGGGAGATTTTTAAACAGTCGGGGCTTGATTATTCTGTTTTGACAAGAGAGAACGCAGATCTTCTGAGATATGCACTTCGGGATGAGTTGAAAGCGTTTAAAAATAACGGTTTTACAATGCAGCTTGCACCATCTCGAAAAAATGATTTTGTTGTGGGCTGTTATTTTGAGTGCGATGTAAAAGGGTTCATCGATGGCCGTACAAAAGAGATGACGTGGAACCGCCGCCCGGCAATCGCTTTTAATGATGATAAGTTCATTGGTTTTTGTGGGTGGGCTTCAACTAAAAATAGTCAACCAATTCTTCGCGCTTTTGTTAAATGGGTTGAACAGGTTAAAAACAGTGGTTGAACCTCGATTTATTTGGATTTACTGGATTTACTGGATTAAAAAATAAAAGGGAAAAAGATGAAACAGGATTTGCAAGAATTAGGAAAATTTTTACATCGATCAGACACCGAAAAAACTATTGCTGATCACGTGAAAAAAGTTGAACGTGAACGGATGCCGTTTGTTAGTAAGATCAATGATGCGTTCAATGCGTATTGGCAAAAATGCGAAGGTGAAGAACCAAAATCGATAGAACTCACCGTGGAACAGTGGGAGATGTTGAAAACGGAGGTTTTGGCGGCTGGATTTACTTATATCAACGAGTATGTTCCTTCAGGTGAAGAAGTGTTTCAGTTCCGGGGTATTAATGTGTATGTTGAACGTGATTGTGTGTTGAGATTAGAGAGTGAAGCAGATGTTGAGAACGGTGAAAAATAGAATCGCGGTGTATGTTGTTATCGCGTTTTTACTCGCAGGAATTGCCACTTCTTTGTAGTGGTTGAACATTTTTTGGACCTCGATTATTTTGATTTTCGGGATTTACTGGATTTTAAAAGAAAAGAAGTATATAAATGGCAAAAAAAACAGTTAAGGCATTGACAAGAAAAGTCGGTAAAATACAGGTGGTACGATTCGGGATCTCTTTACTTGAACCCGCCACTTTCGGTATTCATTTCACTTTGGGAAGTAATCCCACTTCAGTATCGAAAGGGTGGAAACACGGGTATTCGGTTAGCACTAAGAACCGCGCACAGGAAGCCAAACTTTCTGAAAACGCAATTGTAAAAATGCAGAGAGAATATTTCGATATACTGAAATATGTATCAACTCTTCTCGAATATGCAAAAGTGGGTTCAGTGAGTGAGCTCAAAGGGATTCCGGTTGAAGCATCGTTTGACAGTGAGAATTCGCTTGTTTCATTTCGTATTTTAACCGAAGTGCTTTGAACCTCGATTATTTTGATTTTCGGGATTTACAGGATTAAAAAATAACAGAATAAAGTGTTTCACGTGAAACATCATCAAAAAGGGGAAATTATGTTACAAGAGAGAATTCAACAGGCAATCACGAATATTCAGCCGAACGGTGATCCAGATGTTCAGCTTATTGTGACCGCTGCCGATGTTATGGTGAACGAAGTATTGCCTGATATTAATCTATTGATTGAGATTTCACCGTATCGATTCAACCGAACGGGAAATTCAACATGTGTTTTTTGTAAAAACTCTGAAGAAGAGAGTCATAGCGAAGCGTGTTCGTTTGATCGGTTATTGCAAAAAGCGACGTTTTTTAATCAACATCTTTTATCGAAGGAAGAAGAAAATGATTCCTAAAACTGATGATGAACTGTTCGTTGCATATTGTGAACGTCATTTTAACGATCCGAACGCACACATTGAACACCGAAAAATCATTACTGATGGTATTGGTTATCAATCGTTTGTTGCTGGTGTTAAAGTTGAAGAAATAAAAGAATTGATCCGTGAAGAGCTCAAAGATATTCTTCAGAGACGTTTCAAGTGGGTTGTTAAAATTCAGAAAAGGTTACAAAAATGATAATTAGTAAAATAATTAAAAAGAAACTCAAAAGAAAGCCTGGTCCAGTAGCTGTTCAAGTTGGGAAAGAGATGGCTCGTATTTTAGGGCCATCTCTCCGCAATGCAACTTCTACTATAAAAAACCCACGCATAGATCACACTGTATTAAAAATTGTAGATGGCAGGAAAATAGTGAGACTTGTCGTGAAAGAGAGTGAACAGTCTTTGAACCACGATTAATGTGGATTTCCGGGATTTACTGGATTGAAAAAGAAAGTTTGGAATTATGGGAGCAAAAAAAACAGGACGGATACAGCGTTTCCGAAATAAACGGGAAAAGAAATATTTGAAAAGTTTGGGGTTACTTGTACTTTTATCAAAATCGGCAAAAAGCACGGCACGTTCTCTTCGTGAATTTGGTGATGCGGTATCGAATCTTAAACTTGTTTGTAGTTCACCTAAGGAAACATATAGCAAAGAAACGATTAAAAAATTCGAAACAGCTGCGATGTTTGGAAGAGATGCAGGGCTTAAACTGAAAATGACATTGGGATCAGAAAGGAACTGAATAATGGCAACAAGAATCAAAAATGTGGAAATTGACTCTGCAGGATTGCAACAGATGATTGTGAACTCACTGAATCTGAGAGATTCGAAGAGTATGGACTCGGTGAAGATACCAGTGGGTTTAGTAAGTGATGGTTCAGTGATCAGTGTTGTTATTGAACTGATTGAACGAGATGGAACCACCACGGGAATCGATATTCCCTATGAAGCACGTGATGAGTGTTTGGGGAAGATGAATGATACTGTGACAATCGAATTGAAGTAAAATTGCGGTTCACTGTTTTTTGAACCACGATTTATTTTGATTTGCTGGATTTACTGGATTAATTAAAATGAAGTAGGTGAGTAATTGGAATCGAAAGAGGAGAGTTTTAATGAATAATGATCGAGCTATACAAACGAAACTAGATTCTTTAAAAGAGAGTTTTGTCAATATCTTAGTCGGTTATTCGGTATCGGTCGTGAGCCAATTACTAATATTTCCGATGTTTGGAATCGATGTACCATTATCATCAAATATAAAAATTGGTTTGTGGTTTACTGCTGTTAGTTTAGTTCGAAGTTATGTAATTAGGAGATGGTTTAATAAAAAATAGGATCAACATATTTACATATTAGAGTATTGAGGGGTGACAAATTGTCGCCCTTTTTTGATTCCATAAATAAAATCAACATTTTATCAAGAAATAAATAGTATATTGATTACAACTACCACAATTAGGGGCATTGATGAAAAATGTTTTCATAGAGTTTTTAAAATTTCTCTTACGCGAAGTACTTGGTTGGTGTGGCTTTTCAATGGTTTTCTATGGTATGTACATTGTACATCCTGCAATTGCGTTTATTCTCTGTGGAGCATTTTTGTATTGGCTAACAGTTAAGGGCGATAAAAAATGATTTCATTCTTAGGTTCAGAAAAACGGAGTTCCACTTCATTTTCAGCATCAAACATTCCGAAACATCTTGAACAGATATTCGGTGGATCAATTACATCAAGTGGCGTTGCAGTGAACGAACAGAAAGCTCTTTCACTCACGGCTGTTTGGGCGTGTGTTTCGATTATTTCCCGTACAATGGCAACAATGCCACTTCCTGTTTATCGACGAATAGATGCGAAAAATAAAGAAATAGCCTATGATTCACCTCTCTATACTCTCCTTCAAAGAAAACCGAATACAGAACAATCTGCGTATCAGTGGCGGTCTTTGATGGCTGTTCATATGCTTCTTTGGGGTGCTGGTATTTCGTGGATTGAGTTTGATCGAAAAGGTCAACCAATAGGGCTTTGGCCTATTCCACCGTGGAGAGCTTCTCCAGAACGTACCACAAACGGTGAGTTGGTTTATAAAGTTCGTCTTCCCGATGGCACGACAAAAGTATTTCAATCATCAGAAGTTGTAGTGTTTGCTTCAATGTCAACTTCCGCAGATCGTTGGATGTCTCCTATACAGGTTCACCGTGAAACAATTAGTGCGGCTCTTACTGTAAACGATTTTGGGGCGAAAACATTTAGTGATGGTATTAATCCTGCGGGTATTATATCGGGCGTAAATTTTGGAACACCGGAACATCAAAAGACACTGAAAGAAAACTATTCACAATATGCGGGGCTTGGAAATGCTCATAAACTAATGCTTGTAGAAGAGGGATCTAAGTTTGAAAAAGTTGGTCTTCCTCCTCAAGACGCTCAGTATTTAGAGACAAGAGCTTTTGCTGTTTCAGATATTGGACGAATCTATCAAGTTCCAAACTTAAAACTCAATGTAACCGATGGGTCATCTAACTGGGGGACAGGAATAGAAGAACAAAATATCGCGTTCCTCTCTGATTCGATATTACCATACGCAACTATGTGGGAACAAGAGTTGGATAATAAATTGTTTTTCAACAAAAAACGCTTCCCGGCGCTTTTCCCTGAGTTCAATATGGATGGTCTTCTTCGTGCAAATGGGAAAGCTCGAAACGAAGCGTTTAAAATACGCTTGCAAAATGGAAACCTCAATCAAGACGAATGGCGCGCCAAAGAGAATGACAATCCACTTCCTGACGGATTGGGGGAGCATTATTATATGCAGATGAATATGTCAACTCTTGATAGAATAATCGACGGTACTGCTGGGAAAGATCCCTCAAAAGAAACCGAATCAGAATCAAATGAAGGAGAAGAAAACGATGCCTAAAAGAGAACAACGATTTATTCCCGTTAAAAATGTTGAGATCCGAACCAGTGAAAGCGGTGAAGGGGATAGCGTTGTTGAACAGCGCTATGTTTCCGGAACTGGTATCGTGTACGGTGAAGAGGTGGAGATTTGGTCGGGATATATGGAACAGGTTCGCGCCGGTGCTTTTGATGACACTTTCGCGGCTGGTGATGAGATCAAGAGTTATTTCAATCATAATCAGGATTATGTTCTGGCAACTACTCGCAGTAATCCACCGCTGAAACTTTCAGAAACAAAAGCGGGACTGGTGTTTGAGGCTCCAATTCCACCAACATCATACGGTGAAGATTTAGCGGTGAACCTCGAACGAGGAAACGTGGCTGGTGCTTCATTTTCGTTCAGTGTTGTTAAAGATGTTGTGACGATTGATGAAAAAGATGTGTATCATCGTGAGATCGTGAAAGCAATACTGTATGAAGTTGGCCCCGTAACGAATCCGGCATACCCAACGACTGAAGTTGGTGTTCGCGATAAAGAACAATCGTTTGCTGAAATTCGTTCGCGTATTGAAAAGCAGAACCAGGAAGAAGAAGGATTAAAATCAGGATCAAATCTTGATTTATATAAATTGCAACTTAGTATTTCCGAAAACAGTTAAATTTAACAAAATGGAGTACATCTATGATTGATGTGAACAAATTAAAAAGAGAACAGTCAGAAGCACTTGCGGAAATGCGAGAGCTTGCTACTACTGTTGAAAAAAGAGACAACAAATCTTTAACAGAAGACGAGCTCAAACGTTCTTCAGAGCTTCAAGCTCGTGTTGCAGCACTGACAACTGAGATTTCACAAGCTGAAATGCTCAACGATGATGAAGCACGCAGCGTTTCTGAAGCTAAAAAAG